CTGCTGCAAGCTATGGCATCTGTAAGCTTTTAACTCGACCTTAAGGAACAGACAATGAGTTCACCAATTAAAACCTCTAAAGTAGTAGAAGAGACTGTATTAGCAGACCCAGTAGACCCGCAACCACCAGTAGTTGCAAAGCCTAGCTCAACACCAACAACAGAGCCTACTGTAGACCTTAGCAAGTCTTCCAGTGACCCTTTTGTTGATGCAGAGCGTATGCCTACTTCTTGGCACATTACCCAGGAAGGCGAAAATATTGTGGCAGTAAATAGTTCCACAAAGCGTTATTTTAAAGGCTTAACAAAAGACTTCAATTCACTACTGAGGGGCTAACATGAGCGCCAACAACGCTGTAGACGCAAAAAAGACAGTTTCAGACGCTAACGCTGAATACGAATCTTTGTATCCTTTATGGAAAAAGACTAGAGCGATTTGTGGCGGCGAAGATGAAGTAAAGCTTTATGATCTGAGTATAACAACTGCGAATCTAGACCGCTTGCTGATTCCTTTCTCTGACAAGATGACTATAGGACAATACAAGATTTATCTTCAAGAAGCTGAGCTCCCAGGTATTGTCGCTGAGTTTGCTAAGATGCTTGTGGGAGGTCTTCTACGGAAGCCCCCTACATTGCAGTTTGGCGAAAAAGTTCCAGATGACGCTCAAGAGTGGATTCTAAACAATTTCGCTGAAGATAATCGACCTATAATGGCCTTCTTAGACGAAGTCCTCTGGGATGAGTTACAGACAGGCAATACTTGGATTCACCTTGATATGCCTCCCGTTGAAGTTGACCAAGAAGGCGAAGACATCCCTGCAGAGCCTTACCCTGTAATCTGGAAAGCTGAAACAGTGATTAACTGGACAGCAGGAAAGAACGCGAAAGGCGAAAAGTGCCTCACTCGGATAATCGTTAAGGGCTACACTGAAAGCTTTACCGATGATGACCAATTCCACCCTGATCTTAAAGAAACAGTATGGGTGCACGAGCTAGGCAGAGACGGCTTATACCAAGTAAGAGTGTACGAAAAAGACAACGAAGAGACAGACGTTAAAGTCGTTGCAGGCAAGCGCCGAGAGAAGCCCCCTGAAAGTAATGTGCCTACCTTTAAGCTAATAAAGACGATACAAAAGTACAAGGTCAACAGCGAACGAATCAACTTTATACCTGCATGGCCGCTTAACGGTGATATCAAGCCCAATAAGCCGCTATTGACTACTCTTGTACATAAAGAAGTGGCTCTGTATAACAAGGTAAGTCGGAGAAATCACTTGCTCCTGGGTGCGGCCACGTATACTCCTGTAGTCAAGAGTGACATGGCTCCTGACGACTTCGATGCCATTGTCGACGCCGGTTTAGGTTCTTGGATTCAGATAGGTAAAGATGACGATATTGACGCTCTTAAAACGCCTACTGACTCTCTGCAAGACATGGAAAAAGCTATCATGGCCAACATTGAGGAGATGGCTAAGCTCGGTGTAAGAATGCTATCCCCTGAGAATGACCAGTCAGGTGTTGCTTTAGAGATTCGTAACGCTTCTCAGAACGCTCAGCTGGGCTCACTCAATGTGAAAATCAGTAACACAATGAAGCTGATCATCTCCACGATGGTCTCTTGGCGCTATGACTTAGATCTTGCAAGCGAAGACGTTGATTTCACTCTTTCAGATGACTTTAACCCTATCCCTCTTGGTGCAGACTGGTTACGTCTCGTTACCGAGTGGTATGAAAATCGCCTTATCCCTCGCTCGCTATGGCTTGAGATCGTGAAGAAGAATGACCTAGCGCCTGGCGATTATGACGATGAGGCAGGTAGAGAAGAAATCAATGGAGATGAGCTAGTGCTCCCACCGCCTGCAGAAGAAGACTTCTCAGGCAAATTATGAGGTGAATGATGTCGAATCTGAACACTGATGTCTATGACGCTAAAGTCGATAGAGCATCGTTAATTAGGCTATACGAGCGACGTATTAGCAATAAAGTGTCAGTAGTTCTTGACGGTCACCAGGTTAAAGTCGCAAATCTTGTAGGTGATGCTAGTTTGAGCAATGCAGGGTTTAAGCGCTTACAACGTGCCGTTGATATTCAATTGAGAAAGACGTATACAGAGGTCTACGATATTAGCCGAAGAGGTCTTCTTGATCTCGCTGGTAACCAGATCTCTTTTACGTACCAAAGCATTGAGAGTAAAATAGGTAGAATATGGCGCACTCAGCGACCTAATCGTAGAGTCTCTCAAGATATAGTCCTGGACCAACCTTTGTATAAGAATAATACTCTTGCAAATGGTTGGAGAGGCATTGAGAGGGGCGAAAGAAAGCGTATCTCTCAGACTATACGTAGAGGAATTTCTGAGGGTAAAGCCTCTTCTGAGATAGCGCTAGATATCAGAAAAGGTCGCGCTACCAGGTTAAGTAAAGCACAGGCGTCCTCTCTGGTCACGACTGCCACCACCGCTGTCCATGCCAAGGCCGATCACTCCGTCTACCAGAGCAATAGCGAGGCGATGCGAGGTTGGCAGTACGTAGCCGTTTTGGACACTTCGACCACACCAATTTGCCGCCACCGAGACGGTACTCTTTATCTAGTAGGTGACATACAGTATCTGCCTCCAGCACACTGGCACTGCAGAAGTATAACTATCCCTGTATTCAAGAGCTGGAACGACTTGGCTAAACTAGAGAACCTGCAGTATGTTCGCCAAAGGAATCTTAGAGGCCTCTCAGATAAGCAAAAAGGCTACTATGACGGCCTAGTGCCTCAAAGAGAAGGCTATGGGCAATGGTTACAGAGACAAAGCACAGATGTTCAATTGAGACATCTTGGCTCTCAGCAAGCAGTAAACGCCTTCAGTAGCGGTAAGTTTGATGCTAAGAAATTTACTAATGTAAACAACCAGACAATAGGCATTAGAGATTTAGCGAGATTAAGCGCTCAGAAATACGCTGCTCCAGGGACAGTCAGGAGATTCGATTCGGCTAAGCATGAGCTAGATCAGCTTCGCTTAGGCGCAAGTACACCTGATGATCTCTTAGGCGACAAAGAGCTAGCAGCGACTCTTACTAAGTATTACACGCTACAGGCAGGTGATCTGAGCGGTGTGCTCTCATTGACCAACTATAGAGGCATATTGATAGCATCTAAGAAAGCTAACCAAAAAGCTGTACTCAAGAGTCCTCCTACAGAAAAGCAAATGATCTTTAACCCTATAACAAAGAGATATGAAGATACTCGACTCTATCAGCCTTCGCCTAACACCTTGAATAACAACCTTAGACTCATGCGCGAGAGCGATGCGTTGACTGTCGCAGACAAAGATTTCATTGCAGACATCAATACAAGACTCTCAGGCACTATGGGTGTGAATCAGCGTGCAGCTGTTGTAGACAACCTACGTACAGTGTTTACGCGCTATCGCAATAACCCAGAGCCTTGGGTTAACTTTAAAGCTGTGCTTAATGCTCAAATAAAGTTCGATGTAATGAACGTCTCTGATGCTATCGAGACAACATTAAGAGCGAACTCTGATGTCCTTAAGAAGCTTAAAATAGATAACTTCATTGACCCTGTCCTTGGTGTCGTCCAGATGGATGACCTGGCAGCTAGCTTCATTGACAATATTAAGCTCAAGAATAAGTGGGAATCTCGGACAGCACCTAAAGTAGCGAAAGAGCTACGTAACGTGTTTGACTACAAGATTCCGGTTAAGCTAAGAAGACGAATGAGCGACAGAGATCTCCAACAGTTTTACCTGAAGTTCGCTAACCGTTTATCTTTGGCTGACTCCCCTGATAGAGACGCCTTCGCTGTATCTCTTGGCCGTGATCTCTACAACCTAGCAAATTACAACGGCAGCAAGAACGAGTGGTACAACTTAGGCATGCGGCTATTGAGCGCAAAGAATGTCGATAAGTTCTTTGAGATTGACACGTTTGGTGTGCAGAAGAGAAGACTTAAAAGTGGTCTCAGCGGGAGATACTTTGGACCGTACTACGACACTCTTTCTTACAACATACGTATAGTTGACCCGCGAATCCAGAACTATGCTCAGCTCACACGTAAAGTAGAAGTTGGGCTAAGAACAGGAGTAATCAATAAAAATCAAAGACTATATTTCAGAAAAGGATATAAGACGTATTTCGTGAAGGAAGCCCCTGGGCTTTACTATGATACACGTATTCCTATCACTTCAACAAAAAGTTTTAGTAATTTCCCTGATGAATTTATAGACGGAGAATTTGTAGATGCATTAAATTGGGCAGCTCAAGCAGAATACCGAATCGATGAAGATTTCCACAACTTCATTATAAAGCTTATTAATTTCAGAGACGACAAAGGTAAGGCAGCTTTCTATGATGATATCAATGGCTACCGTGCTTACATGGCGTCTCGAGGAGATACATATGAAAGGTTTAAGGCAATGGAATGGCTATCAGTGGGCAACAAGTCATTTTCTAATCACCCATTCATTGACAGCCGCGCTCGTGTTTACGATAGGGGCTTTATTGGGCCACAGTCTGGTGAGGCTTTTCGTCCATTTCTGAGTACGGCGAAAGAATCAATACTAGGCGTGAACGGGTACAAAAACCTTAACGACCAGGTAGGGGCATTCCTTGGGGGACTGAGTGATAAGCTTGAAGGTAAATACAACGGGTTATCAATCAGAGGTCGTCAAGCAATTGCAGCTACATACCGCGATGAAATGATCTCAATTGGCAACAAGATGATACGTAACAAGCCACAGGATATCCGAGACATACTTACTAATAAGTTAGTCTTAGAGATAGACCCAGAAGAGCAAGGTAAGTTCTTCAGGTTTGCCATTGAACTCGCCAAGATCGACACATATTTAAAGGCTAATAACAATAATTTGAGATCACTAGATAAATACAAGACAGCACTAGCGCTTGAACAGGATGCTTCTTCTTCAGGTGCGCAGATCATTGCTCTCACTACACGTAACAAGCAGCTAGCTGAGATCTCAAATGTTGTAAACACAGACCAAAAGAGAAGACTCTATGATGAGATTGCAGCCGACACCTTTAATGACCCTCGCTTTAAGCGTATAAACGAGCGTCTAGGTTTAAGCGAGAAAGACCTAAGGAAAGCAGCTAAAGCAGGTAACATGGTATCTCTCTATGGTGCTGGAGCAAGAACTGTGGCATTAAATGTAGAGGGCAAGCTAGCTAAAGTCCTCGACATTGACACTAACGTGCTTGTAGTAAGAGCAGCAGAGAGAGACGCAGTACTTGACCAGATATCAGCGAGAGCAGCCAGGTACAAGAATTTTGACGTAGACACCTATGATGAGCTGATGGGTCTAAGAAAGCAAGTCAAAGATTCGTTTGACAAAGGCTTGTCGCCTGGCGATGACATCATGGAAGAGCTGTATTTCTTGACGCCTGACACTAGAGAGTTCGTAGATAAGATGACCAAGAATTATGAGAAAGTGGTCACTCCTAAAGACTTCAGTGACATTGCAAGAATCATGACCTCGCACCTTGATGAGAGAGTGCCTATCTTGCAAGACTTTACTTCGTATCTAGGTAGACTTGCAGGTGCATTTATTTCAACCGCGAAGCCGTCTAACTCGGACATGGACTGGAAATCTGTAGCTAAGCTTCAGTTGTTAGGCAAGAGAGGCAAGAGGTATCAACTACCTGATGCTGTGAATCGCGCTCTTGGGCTTCCTCCAGGCGAGTTTGTCAGTGAAGCCTTCTTGAAAAAGATCGGCGGGTGGGATCCTAATGGAAACCTTGCGGATATGTTCTTAGGTGTTGAAAAAGGCACAACCAGAAAGACAGGCAAGAAGTTCTTCAAGATTGAACTCTTTCAGATTGAACTTTTTGGTGGCATTGAACTCTTCCAGGCTAATCGCTTGCCTAAGTCTTGGACACATGCCCCTTGGGTGAACTTCGACGGCAAAGTGCTTGAACAGTCTTTCTCTAAAAAGTATCAAACACGTCTAGCTTATCGCGACAAAGACGGTAACTGGGTTGTAAACATCCTTGATGTCTCTGACCGTACCGAGGCAACATGGTGGGAGCAATTCATTAACAAGTCAGGTAAAATCGCGGATGTTGCAGATCTTGCAAAAGCCAAAACAGCTTATGCAGTAAACGGCAACCATAGTAATGATGCTGTCATTGTAAAGAGGTTCCATGAGTGGGGGCGCAAAGCTAAAGTATTTACTTCCACTATCCACGATGCCTTCTTCACGAATGCCGGTGACATGCTTGAAGCTAGACGAGCGCTAAAAGGTATATACGCCAATACTATGAAGGTTAATGTTATCGAAGAGACGTTAAAAGAGATGAAGAGAAGAGGACTACCTAGTTCAGTGTACCGTGAGTACAGAAATGAAGCAATAGAGCTAGGTCTAATACCGGTCGCAGGTAGATCTAAGATTGGAGGAAAAGTCTTGAGAAAAGAAGATATACTCACCGTAGAAGACATTCTCGAAGATGTCTCGGATGAATTTAATGATAACCGTTATTGGTATGGTGTAGGATAGCAGTTAAATAAACCCTTATTCGAAGAATAAGGCCATCTTAACAGCCTCTAAAGACCGTGTCTTTGGGCTAAACTATTGAGTTGTACTCAAAGGATAAATATGTCTGGACCAGATGACGACACCGGTAAAGGTGAAGAAGGAAAGCCTACAGAAACCCCACCAGTCCCAGCAGCACCCGCACCAGCAACCGGCGATACTTTTTCGAAAGATGACCTGGATAACGCTGTAGCTGATGCACTTAAGTCCATGAAAGAACGTATGGACGCGCTGGACGCAGTAAACAAAGAACTTAAAGTAGATCTAGCTACGCAAAAGCAAGAAGCCAAAGCCGCTGAAATAGAGCGACTTAGAGCTGACGGCAAAGAAGCAGAAGCGCTTCTAGCGGAAAACGAAGACCTTAAAGCTGAACTTGCAGCCGCACGAAACCAGAATACCGAGTTAACGCGTGATCAAGAAGTCTCATCTCTCTTGACAACGCAAGAGTTTCGCGGTGACCGTGCTCGTAAAGTTGCAATTGAGGACATTACCAAAGACCTTATCCGTAATGATAGTGGTCAATGGGAACATAAAAATGGCACTAGCGTTAAGGATCACGTTGAAGCTTTTTGCAACAGCGAAGACAACAAGTTCTTGTTTAAGCAGAAGACTTCTGGTGGCACAGGACAAGGCACACCAACACCTTCGCCTACTATAGCTGGAAACGAAGGCAAGTCTCTTATTGATCGTCCTCTCTCTGAGGCAATCGCATTAGCTCAAAAGGGACAGTTGCCAAATCAAACTTAACTTAAAAGGAATTAACCTATGTTACAGAATGACATCGCCGGTGCAACTGAGTTTGTACTTCAGGCGGTACTTGGCGCATACTCGGACGAGGCGTACACCAATGCCCGTAAGATCTCTGGATCAGGTATTGTCAGCTCAAACCCTGAAGTTGATAGCGACACTGAGACCTTTATGGGTCAAATGCGCTGGTATCAGCCTCTTAACCCTACCATCAACGTAGCGTCACTGACCGACCCTACCGATGGTACGCCAACGAACATCAGCTCAGACTACTTGCGTTACATCAAGACCGTACGTACGCATGGCTCTGAGAAAGTCAACTTGCAGAAAGTAGTAAGCCAAGAAGACAAGCTCAAGAAGATTGCTCGTGATTTCGCTGAGACACAAGCGCAAGATGAGCATAACAGCATCCTCTCAGTCTGCAAAGGCACTGCCGTTTCAGAAGTCTTGAATGGTGCTGGCGCTGGCTCTGGTGCAGCTGGTCTGGGCGGTCAAACCTTTGACAATGATCCTACAGACAAGCGTTATGGCTTCTATGTAGATCTTGGTGCTAACGGTCTAATCAAGCCTGCCACTGCAAGTAATCAAGGTGCTCAACGCGCTGACGGTTTCTTAGATGCTTTCGGCATGGCTTGGAAAGACTATGAGCCAGAGTTCGCCTATCTGTTCACCTCGCCACGTGTAATGGCTTCTTTGCGTCAAGCTAACCTTGTTGACCAAGACCGCGTCACTGACGGTGAAATGGACTTTGAGACTATCTTCCAAGGTAAGTTCCGCATCGTACCTACGCGTGCTAACCAAGGTTTCAGCACTGCTCAATTGACCAAGTTCAACACTGGTGCAGGTATTGATATTGTTGGCGACATGACTTCATTTATTGTACTGCCTGGTGCGGTTTCAATGAACGGTCTTAGCGTTGATTTGCCGGTAGAGATTGACCGCAAAGCTGCAGCCTACAAAGGTGGTGGTACTACGTCTATCTGGTATCGTTGGGGTAACATCTATCATCCTGCCGGTTACAACTGGAAAGGCAATGAAGAAGCGTTCCCTAGTGATGCTGAGTTCATGTATGGTGTCGAAGGTGGCACACCTACAGCAGTTACTGCTCTGACCAATGGTCTAGCGGATGTTACAGGTACGTGGGAACGTAAGACCCACTCTGCACTGACTCTGGGCATTCTTCCTGTATTCCACTCTTAAGAGTAGCAGCCCGGTGCTTACCTAGTGAGCACTAGGACTGTCTCTTAGGTCTAGGATAAGGAGAAGACTATGCCTCTCACAGTTGGTGTAAACACACTTGCTAGCTTGAGTGAAGCTGAAGATTTCTTCGCTTTAAGGCTTAATGCTGATGCTTGGGAAGATGCTGACGAGAAGAGAAAAGAAAGAAGCTTGGCCACAGCCACACAAGCCTTTAATGCACTACAGTGGACAGGCTCACCAGAAGATGAGGAGCAAGAAACAGTCTTCCCTAGAGTTGGCTCTTACTTTTGTAACATAGCTGGCACAAAAATAGATTTCACAGGAACACCTAACGTACTCAAAAGAGGCTTCTTCGAGTTGTCTCTCCATTTACTGGAGAATGAAGATGTCCTGAGTGAGACAGGTGGCCTGGATGATCTTGAGATTGGGCCAGTTAAGTTGAAAGGTATTAGATCAGCTAGCAAATTACCTAGTAACGTATACAGATCAATTGAAGCTTTCTTATTGCCAGGAGGCACTGGAAGCAGGCAAAAATTGTGGTGGAGGGCTAACTAATGTCTTACAGAAAGCTTATAGAGAAGCAGCTTAATTCAGCTTTTCGTAGGGTAGGAGACTTAGCCAAAGACGTCATCTTAATGCCTAAGGCAGCCAAAGAGTTCGACTTCAGTTCGGCTGACGTAGAAACAGAAGATGGTCGTCCCAGAACCGTTAAAGCTATCGTAACTGAGATTAAAGAGCCTCTTAAATATAGGCGAGGAGAGCTAGTGCAATTAATTTTCAAGAGTAAAGATCTTGATCTAGGCGCATACTCTCAAGTCGAAGTAGAGAAAGTCTCTTATAATATAGTGTTTCCTATTGTAGATCAATTTGAAACAATATCGATAGTCAACGCGGTGAGGGCGTAAACATGGGTAAATATCGTACAGTTGAAGACGACATTTATAAAGTGTTTGCGCAGACTCAGTGGAAAATCCATAAAATACCTGCAATGCCTTCTAACTTTGAAAGCTCAGAGCCCCACAACACGTTCATTAGATTGAACATTATCCCTAGCTCCAATGGAGTAAACAGGGTATCTGTTGAGGGCCAACTATTAATAGAAATATTTATTCCTGCGAAAAAAGCGACTAAACCCGCTTCTTTGATTGCAGACATTCTAGACAATCACCTGGTAGGCACTTCTCATAGAACCGAGAACGGCTTGACGCAATTCCCTAAGGGTAGCACATTTGCCCCTGACGGTGTTGACCCAGCTGACCCTGGTCTATTTCGTTTTGAATACAACATTTCTTTTTCTTACTTTGGAGTAACTTAAAAATGCATATTTCCTCAATCGGTGCAGGCATGTACTCAGATCTGTCTATTGCAGACGTAGCGCTTCCTGGCACTATCACTGAGACTAGCCTTAACGCCCTTTTCGCGCAACTAGACTATGACAATGATGATGCTATCAGTGTTGGTAATGTTCGAGAGTTCCCTGCAATGGGCACGCCTCCGAACGTTGTAAACGTTCCTGTCTATGGTCAAGCGACCTCTCAGCAGATTCAAGGACAGGCTGATGCGCCTTCTATTGAGCTGCAGCTTAACTACGTAGCCTCTGAATGGGCATCAGGTACAGTCTTAGGTGATATGGTAGGTGACGGTACTCAGCGAGTTTTCCGTTTCACACTGTTGAATGCTAAGCCTCCTGGCCTGGCGTCTGAGCCTAGTGGCCTCGGTATGGAAGAAAACTCGATCTACTACTGGGTTGGTAAGGTTGAAGCTCTGACAGTGACACCTAACCTGACTGACTCAAACGTAGCGACTGTTACCGTCACGATTCAGTCTGACTTTTATGGCGCGTACACCATTAACGAGCCGTAAGTAAGGCGTTCCACAGGAGAGAGCAACTTTGCTCTCTCCTTTTTAACCATAAGGAAACATATGAAGGATGATATAAAGCCGTTTACTATGTCACATGTGCTTCGCTTGACCACAAAGAATATGCGAAGACACATTGATATCAGTATCCGCAAAACATACGATAGGGTCAAAGATTTTGAGGGTAACTCCGAGAAGTCAAAGGAGATATTCCAGACTCTAGATCTTTTACATAGACTGAGGAAACTCCTGGATGACTTCCAAGAAACCTATTCCGAGCATTTCACCCAAACCACAAATTCAGAAAAAGGATAGATCAATGTCTTTCAAGGACTTAACTGCTAAGCGTATTACAAAAGATGTAAAATTCATGGGCGAGACTGTTACTATTCGTAAACTCACTGTGAAAGAGACGCGGGAGATTCAAGAAGCCTCCACGAGACTTTCGGGTAAAACCGAGGAAGATATGGCGGAAGATGCAAACGAAGGCTTTGAAGTGCTTCGCATCATCATCACACTCGGTGTCGAAGGTGGAGACGAATTAGAGAAAGACGACTTTGAAAATCTCCCTATTGACGAGCTTTCTACCCTCTCTGAAGCGATAATGACGTTCTCAGGGATGGGCGATAAGAAGGGAAAAGGCTAGAAGATTACCCTGATAAACTTATCCTGTACGAGCTTGCTAGCCATTTGAAGTGCACGGTGCACTCGATTTTGTACCAAATGGATTATGAGGAGTTTATAGGCTGGGTTGATTACTTAGAACTCAGACCTATCGGTTGGAGAGACGATGATAGAGCCTATAAGTTAATGAGAATACAAGGGCACAAAGAATCGCCTGAGAACACCTTTGACAGCTTGCGGTCGATAAGACGCAGGTCAGAAGAAGCGAAGAATAAGCTTAATGAAGAAGGTAAAACCAACATATCTTCCCTTAAAACTTCCTCCTTCCTTCAGAAACTCAACAGAGCACAGGGAGGCAAACACATCCCTAATGATTAAAATCAAAGTAGAGATAAAAGGGTCACTCTTAGAAGACTTCGATAAGCTTGTAGAGAAAGAGAAACAAAGAATTTTAAAAGAGACACTCCTCAAATTAAGAGTGGCAACACCCAAAGATACAGGCAAAGCTGCAAAGAGCTGGAGAATACTAGGAAAGACAAGAATCTCAAACCATTTACCGTACGTTATCGAGCTTAACCAAGGCTCATCAAGACAAGCAGGCCCACGTTTCATTGAGCGCACATTACTATCTACCGGATACTATGAGCCTAATGGACAAATGGTTGGTAAGAAATAAACTAATCCCGTTAGGTGTAACTATCTAGCGGGATTTTTTACACAAACAGGAGAGCTTTATGACTGGTATTAATATTCCTGTAGGTGCGGAAGACAGAGGAGCCAAAAAGCAGCTACAAGAGCTTAACCGTAACTTAGCAAAAATGGTTACACAAGCTAATCTTGTATCTAAAAGTTTGAACAGCTTCGATGGAAAAAGAATAAATACAACTGGAAGACAATTCAGAAAAGCATCTAAAGATGTCCAGGATTTTTCTCAGAAGTCTACAGCTAGTCTCCGCAAAACAGGCACAGAAACCGAAAGGTTGACTAAAAGAGTAAATGGATTAATCACCGCCTTTGGCGGCTTAGCTACTGCTGCAGGTACTCTGTTCGCTGGCAAGGCGTTCTCTAACGCTGGCGACCAAGTGATACGTTACAATAACGCGTTAAAGATTACTACAGATAACTTGAAGCTAGTCGGTAGACGACAGCAAGACCTTATAAAGGTATCGCGAGAAGCAAGAGCAAGCCTAGAAAACACAATAGATACTTACAAGGTTCTTTCCCTTTCATTGAGAAACTTCGGTGCTTCAGATCAGCAGATTTTACGTGTGACTAAGACCCTGCAAAAAATGGCTGCACTGTCATCAGGTAGCGCAGAGTCAATCAAGTCAGCGTTTGTGCAGCTTAACCAAGGTCTTGGCTCCGAGTTACGTGGCCAAGAGCTACGTGCGGTACTTGAGCAGTTTGACTTCCTTGGGCGTGAGCTGAGAGACTCTCTTGGAAAGACAGCAGGGGAGCTTTTAAAGTTTGCTGAAGCAGGTAACCTTTCAGGTAAGTTTGTCTTTGACTTGCTGCTTAAGCTCGGTGATAAAACGGACAGAGAGTTCGCAAAAACAGCTGCTACTGTGGTGCAAGGTATTACCCAGGTAAAAGACGCTGCTACCCTATTCTTTGGCGAAGTGTCTACGGTGTACGGTTTTACTCAAAGAAGCTTTGGCTTATTGTCTAATATTGCCCAAGGCTTTGATAAAGCTGGGTCATCTCTTGCAATAAACGTGCTTAACTTTCAGAAATCCACTAAGGCTTTTAGATCAGAATTTGACGGCTTTGGAGGCACAATTGTAAAGATTTTCGGAGAAATAGGCAAAGCAGTAGGAAGGTCAGTAGGTCTTCTTCCAGGCGAGGTAAATGAAATCTTCCCTGAGTTTTACTCTAGCACCGTAAGCGTACTAACGGATGTGAAGAAGTATATCTTTCTTACCTTCTTTGATATCGAGAGAGACGTAACAGACTCTTTGTTCAAGATAAGTAACAAGATACGATCGTTCACGGGTGCAATCAACCCTTTTGTGGATGCCAAAAACGTGGAGATCGCGTTCAGTGACATTCTCAGGAGTAAGAGTATTGATGAAGCGCTTTCTAGTCTAGAAGCATTTAACAAGGAAGC